TTTTTTAGTTTTTTCATTGAGATATTTTTGACCTCCATTATATGTTCATCCCAAATATCTATTTCACAAATTTGATAAGTCCAACCTGTAAGACTATGTTTTGCATAACTCTCAATATGTCCTTCAGGTAAAGCACATCCTATGTTTAATATTCTTGTAAAATCATTTTTGGTATCACTTATTTTTGGAACTCTTATATCTTGTGCTCTATGACTATGTCCAAATACAATATCAATTTTTGACTTGTTTGCTATCTGTCTTTCACTAGCTTCACCACCATATTCTCTTCCCATTGGATTGATTGGTGCATGTATAAAACCAACACCACCTAACATAAGATATTGACCCCATGGAATAACCTCCCATTTATATTTTTTACAAATACCAAAATATTCTTTTTGACACATACCATAAAATGTTGGATTTTTATCTTCGTGCCTCCACAATCTTCTTTCATGATTACCAAGTGTTATATATTTTTTAATTTTATATTTACCTAGACCATAATTAAATTCTTCCATAGCTTCATCAAAAGATTCCATTTCTTTCATAAAAGTCGGCTTTTCAATTCGTGCTGTAAATGTATCATCAGGAATATAGTGAGTACAACTATCTAAAGTTATAAAATCTCCTATTTGAACAACATAATCAGGTTTTATTTTTGTAATATGTTTTGCTATCCATCTAAATCTATCTTTACTTTTTATATGTGGAGAATCATGAAGATCTCCTATTGCTACTACTTTCATATTGGTTTGCCTTTTGGTTTTGGTAAGGGAATAATTATTTCCTCACCTTTACAAATAAATTTTATATATATTTGATGTTGATTTACATCTTCTCTTCCTATCTCTTTTGATTTTTTTAGTGATTCTTCATAACCTGCATTTAAACAAGAATACATACTATCGTATGTTTCTTTCATTTTAAAAGGTTCCATACATTCACCTGCAAGTAAAGAACACATAATCATGTATAAAGAATATTTCATGATTATTATTTTTTACCATTTCTAAATATTTGTGTTCCTTTTATTCCATAAATTGAAGCTACAACTAAAATCCATAAATTTGTGAACCATGATGGGAGTGTAGAAAAATAATCAAAAAATAATTTTACTTTGTCCATAGCAGTTGGGTCTTCTGATATAACTGCCCAAGCCAACACCAAAATCGGAGCCGACAAAATTAATAAAACGAACTCGTCTTTCCAGTCCGATTGTCTTGCTTCTAAAAGTTTGCCCTCATATTCTTTTTCACCTTTGGCCATAGCCATAGCAGTTCGGTGTTGGGCATCTGCCATTGCCATTTTAGTTTCTTGTCTTTTACGATAGATGTGTCCACCTGCTTTAATTCCTGCTGATAAAATATTCAACCACATAGATATATCCTCCTAGTTGAATATACCTTATCAATCTATAGGTGAATTTGCAACTCTACTCTTTGACTTGACCATCTACCCACTTCATTTCAGGAAGACCATTGTCAAATTTTTTTCCATCATAGGTAAGTACCTGTTTTCTGTTTGAACCTTTTTCATTGTAACTACAATGGACCCAACCCTTTGAGCCATCATCAGGACAATAAAACTCTAGTATGAGTTGATCAAAGTCACAATTATTTTGAATCCAATAAGCTATCTGAATATTGGGAACTCCTGCTATTTCAAAGTCAACAGCCTGACCTTTGGCATGCTGACTTGTTTTTTTGCTACCTATAGCTTCACACAGCTCCTCACTACGATAACCTGATGTAATAGTTACAGGTTTATCAAATTTTGCTCTTACTGGTTCTAATATCTCATAACAGATGTTTTCTAAATTTTTAATATCTCCACTGCCAGGCTCATTTTTAATTCCCTTACGAGTTGCAGTCATTGATTTCGTAAATTCTTCTAATTTAAAATGTTTTGAAAGTTGCATTGGAACCTCCTATTTTAATAATAAGTTATATATGATTGTAGCCATTCCAACTATCAACATACCTGTTGAAGTGAATACTACTTTTTCTAATCTTTCTATTTTCTTTCCATTAGCATCTATTTTTCTATTTGTTTCTTGTTGCATTATCCTACACAATTTTTCGTGGTCATCAATCCTTTGATGTGCTGTACTTAAATTTCTTGCCTTTTTTTTAACAATTTTGTTCATTTTCCTTGACCTCTATACCTTAATTGTTTTTTACTTCTCCCTTTTCTTTTACTTTTGTTCATAGAAGATACTTTTTTTGGATTTCTACCTATACTTGTACCCTTAAACTTCTTTTCATACTCTACTTTTACCCCAAAAAGAGGTTTTTTCTTTGCCATAGTACATTTTACCCAAAATATAAGAAATGCTTAAAATTGACCCCTCTATGCTCGTTTAAACACTATTTCTTTTTGTATTTAGCTTTGACTTCATCATCTTGTAACTTATGTATTTCAAGTTGTGTATAATGAATGATTTTTTCTAAATCTTCTATCCCTCCCTTTTCTAAATACCTAACCACATATTTTATCACAACTCCTTGATAGAACGAAAGATTATTTTTTGAAATAAACTCATAAGGTTGAATTTTGTAATCTTTATAATGCTTTCCTCCAATTTGTCTTAATTGTGGCAATATATTTTCCCAAATACTTTCATCAGTCATCTTTTTTTTTGAGGACATAATTATTGATAATAAACCAAATTATAATTCCTGCTACCCCTATTACTAAAAAATTTAAAAAAAAAGCTAAAATACCTAAACTACTTGTCATCCTTAACTCTCATAATCTGTGGTCTTTCATAATTTTTAATACCAATATGTTTTAAAGTACTTGTAAGATCAGTCCAAATTTCACCACCACATTGATTCCACAATGCACAAAAATAATAATCTTCACTTAAATATCTTTGTGTATTTTCTTTATCTTCTAAAACACCTTTGCCTTGAATACCACAATCAAAAAAAGCATATTCTTCATTACCCATTACATCCTGTGTTTCTCTTTTATCATCTATATTAGCTCTTACATCTGTTTTATATTTTATTTCAGGATATTTATTCTTGATTGTTTCAAAAACTTTTCTTTCAATACACATAAAACCTGTACCTGCATAATTTACTTTTTTAAAACCTTTGTCATTATCTGATAAGTCATATTTCCCTAATGGAAAATTCATACACCATCCAAAACTAGCATCACCCTTTTCAATAGGTAACTCATGTTTTATTGGATATGGTGCTGTTGTAATAGGTTTATCAAAAAGCAAAACTCTTATAAATTGTTGTGGTTCAAATATTATATCAGCATCTATAAAAAAAATATGTGTATATTCTTTTTGTTCTAAAAAAGATTTTACTAATTTGTTTCTTGCTCTCGTAATCAAACTATCTCTTAACCACATCATTCCACAACCTATCTTTGCTTGAAATAATGTATCTCTTACATTTATTATAGATGAAATTGTTTGAAGATGAATTTTTTGATCAAAGCTAGGTATAGCAATTAAAACATTTTTATTCATAAAAGGCAAGTGAGTCTGGTGGTTTGGTGGTAAAACTCACCTGCCAAACCTTTGTATATCATAAAACCTTTCTAATGCAATTATGGTTTTGTTGGCCATGTAACATTATTTACATCTTCAACAGAAGAGAGTCCATTTGTTAAATCTCTTAAATTTTGACGATATGTGGTCATATCATCTGACATTGTTACATCAGATAAAGCATAAAAATCAGTTGAAGATAATAAAGCATTTCTTCTTTGTCTTAAATTAGCCATTGCTCTATCAAAAGCACCAGCTTCCCAATCAGCTTCTTCCTGATCTCTTTGTGCTTCTTCTTCAGCTGTTAGCTGAATACGTTCTCCATTTACTAATTTATATCTTGGCATAATATATTCTTTTTATGTTAATTTAATCCAAATAGCAATATCTGTCCACTATCTATATTTCCTGATCCAAATCTAAATTGAAATCTTGTTAATGCAGATGTAGTGTTAAAATATCCAGCATGGAAATTGTTAATTGAATAAAAATTAGATACTCCATTCATTATTTGAGT